GACCCGACCTTCCAGCAAAGCTGGCGACTGCTCAAGTGGCTTTGCATTTTTCCAGGTGTACGGACATTTTATGGCCGAGGTTAGATCGTGAGATCTATAAGCTGGGATGCTTGCATATTCTTCATAAGTTAAATCGTCATATATTCCTATTTTAAACTCCACTTTGAGCCTCCTTAATTTGTTCGGGTGTTAGATTGTGACAGTTAAGGTTGCCAGCCACGGTGCGTCTTTCTCCTGGTCCAAAAAAAGGATAAACACAATGTTGCATCCAGGACGGAAACATAAGTAACTTACCAACCTCTGGTTTAATGTATCTTGATTGCGATGGACGCAAACGTTCCGGATCTGAGGTTTGATTTAATCCGTAAGTAAAATTAATAAAGCCATCAATGGCACCAGAACTATTGTATAAATCATAATGTAATTTTTCTTCTTCTCCTGGCTTGGTGATTTGATCTGGCACTTTGGTCCAACAGGTAAATGATATTCCCATGGGTGATTTGGTAAGATGATCGTGGATAGGATTGTAGTCACCTTCATAACTATGAACCGACCACAGCTGATCCATTTCAATTCTTTTCGGATGAATCTGTGATTTGGTAAACTCAACAAAATGTCTAAGATAACTAATGCCTAGGTTTTCTACCACAGTTCTAAATTTAAGTATTGCTGGATCTTTAAAGTCTATGGTTAATTGTTCACCGTGGCGTATTTGACCAATGAGTTTATCTCCAGCAGATTTTTTTTCTTTGTTTTTTCTAAGTTTATCTAAAAAATTATTTAGATCAGCAACCATTTCTTTTGACATATCATGTTCGACCATAAGGGCCGCTGGCAAAGAAAAAACGTTGTAATGAATGTCGGTCAAAACTCTGCGGGTTTATCCTCGGCATCTGCCTCAACTTGCTCGATGGTCCATAGATCTTCGGTAGAACCAAACTCATTAATATGTTCTTTTACTAATCTGTTCATAAACCATTGTGCTTTTTGTAGACAAATATCCGGATCATTTTTTTTATCGTATCGCCAAAGGTATTTCATAACCGATGCTTTTAGATAACCATGAAAAGCATGAGTATCTAAGGATGCCTTGATAGCATCAATACATTCAATGTCTCCTGCTTTGTAATGATTTGGATTTATTGGATCTGATTCAGTTTGCATAATTTCTCCTTAAAAGGCGCAGGTAACTATATTTAAGAGGATATTAGCTACCCACGCTCACCACCCTATGCTAAAAAGGTATGTTTTCCTCAAACTCTGAGTCGTCGTTATCTTTTTCTTGCTCTTTGGCTAGTTCTGCTAATGTTGGCTCACTGGATTCTGGTTCATTCTTTTCACCCTCATCAACGGCCCCTGCATATTCGTAACTATTTACAATTTCTAACTGAATGTATTTTGGTAATTGATCGAAAACATCTACCATGGCTTTGGACTTATCACCCATGTTTCCATTAAACTCATCGCAGTAATCATCCAGGTCAAAAATAACCTGCGGATTTACCGTGGCTACTTTTTGCACACCACCGTCGGGTCGTGATAGTTTTAATATTTTGGCATTACCGCCAGCAAAACCTCTAGCTGGATCTGGCGCTGTATGACCTATTTCAATTCTAGCTGTCATACCTATTAACTTACTCACATCAAAACCGTCAAGTTCTTCTTGAGTAAAAGTTTTATCTCTCCAGTTTTCTAAATCTTTTCGCAGATTGGCGGCCTCAAATAATGATGCGGTGTAAGTTTTGCTAACACCAAAAGGTCTACCATCTTCCATGTTGATTTCATTGTCCGCTGGATCAATAGCTTTGGTTATTTCAAACTCAAGGCGCAGTTCTTTTTTCTTAGTCTTTTCGCCTTTGAATTCTTTATCCCTTGTTCCAAGATCTACTATTCTGAAACAGGTCCCTTCATATTTACCTGGTTGTAGTTTAGGAAAATCCTCACCGTCCCCAGTTTGTTTTACAGTTAAGCTCATAATTTTCTCCTATAATGTGTTTGCTTATTTAGATAAATTAATATAGGATTGTATACACTTTTATATATAAAGCAAGACCAATAGGAAAATATTTGTGACACTAAAAATCAATCGACCCAACAAACCAAAGAATTTTAATACACCTTTTACAACAGATTACCAATATCAGTTCAGTCAATTTTTGGCAGAACATGGATTGGAGCCGGACCCAAAAAAGGGTTTGATCGCCGACGGGTCTATTGGTCGGGCTTATATAAATGTAGGCGGTCAACGAAAGTTAGTGGGTTGGTATCAACTGTGGACCGATCAATCCGTGCCGTTTGGCCGATTGGGTGACTATCGAGTTTCAGCTGACCAACCCACTGCTATCTGGAAACCCGAAAACTCGCAACGCAGAAGAATAACCAAGAAACAAAAAGAAGAGATTGCTGAGCTCCAGAAACAAGCAGAGGTTAAACAGGCTGAGAAGTATTCACGCTCTGCCAAACGCGCTCAGAGCCTCTGGAACAAAGCTGTACCATGTGAGAAACACCCTTACCTAGAAAACAAGAAAGTCCTCTCCTACGGCCTTAGAATGGACGAGCACAATAACCTAATGATTCCGCTGTATGACAAGCAAATGACGATTGTTGGGATCCAGTACATTGATGAGCATGGTGGCAAACGTTTTCTTACTGGTTCCAAAAAAAGCGGTAGCTTTTTTATTCTTGGATCGGAGATCCTTAAAAGTTCAGACATTCTTAATTACGCCGAGGGATATGCCACAGCGGCATCCATATACGCTGATTACTCACAGCCAGTTATCGTGGCGTTTGATGCTTACAACCTATCACCAGTTGCAGAAGTCATGTTTGAGTTCTTCGCTGATCGCAAGCATGTTTTCGTCGCCGATAATGACGATAGTCAAACGGGTGAAAAGGAGGCGACTAAGGCCTGTCAATATATTCGTAAGAATAAAGGCCAGGCTGAGGTGCTTATGCCAGAGACTAAGGGTGATTATAACGATCACAAGAACGAGCTTGAAGAAATCGAATCCGTTGAAGGCGAAGTCATCCCCGCGCTCAAAAAATTGGACTTACCAACTGAATATGATTTCCAGCGCAGTGCAAGCGGTAGATTTTTGAACACCAAAGATAATATTAATGGAGTGTTGAAAACACATGAGGTGGACGTGCGCTACAACGTAATTAAAAAGCGTATGGAGATAGAGATACCGAACATGAAGTTTATCGCTGACATGAAAGAAGAGGCCAGCCTCATTGAGATCGAAGATCGTTGCATAAACATGGGGATCCCGCACACCAAAGTTAGAGATTACTTAAAAGTCTTGGCTAAAGAATATAACCCGGTAAAAGAATGGATCGATAGCGAGCCGTGGGACGGCCAGGATAGATTGCCAACCTTTCTTAACTCATTGGTTACACATGAGTCAAACCAGTTAAAAGAAATGCTAATGAAAAAGTGGCTGATTAGTTGTGTCGCCGCCGCTTATGAAATCAATGGCGTTGAACTCGAAGGGATCCTCGTCCTCCAGGGTGCACAGGGTCTTGGTAAAACTTTGTGGTTTAAACGTCTATGTAATTATGATAATGGCTGGCTGTTGGAGGGTGCTACTCTCAATCCGTCTGACAAAGATAGCGTCAAGCGCGCAGTGAGTCACTGGATCGTTGAACTCGGAGAGATAGAGTCGACGTTTAAAAAATCTGACATCGACCAGCTCAAGGCTTTCGTTACGGCCAAGACCGATGAGCTTAGACTACCGTATGATCGTGCTTTTACCACTTACCAAAGGCGTACAGCCTTTTATGCCAGTGTTAATGCGAGAGAATTCTTGACGGACACGTCTGGGAATCGAAGATTTTGGGTTCTCGCAGTTAAGGACATAGACGTGAATCATGGCGTAGACATGCAACAGCTCTGGGCCCAGGTTAAAGAAACTATGTACGTCCCAGGGCAAAAAAACTGGTTTTTATCACCGGATGAGCGCGAGCTCTTACAAGAAAGCAATGAAATCTATCGAACACAGTCAAGCGTTGAAGATCTGCTCCTGGAACATGTCGATTTTGAGTCAGAACGCACTGAGCCTGTCCAAATGACCAAATTATTACGCGATTTAGGTATAAAAGCGCCCAGGATGCCAGATTTTAAGGAGGCTAGTCGGGTTTTACACGAAAAAGGCATCGAGGCACGAAGAACAAACGGCAAAAAGGTATATGATATTGATTACAAGGCCATCGAAGATGACGGTATAGACTTTGGGAGTAAATTTTGATGGCAGGCAAGGGCGACAGACCAAGACCTGGAGTTTACTCGCAAGAGTTTCGCGATAATTTTGAAAAGATCTTCGGCGATAGACGGAAAAAGAAACGTAGACCAAAAAGCTACGATATAAAATTACAAGCATATGAGGCTAGGTTGGCCAGGCAAAAAAAGGATGATAAATGAATTGTTATAACTGCGACAGCAAATTAATACCTGGCGGCGACCATGATATTGAAGAAAAAGACAGCAAATTTTTGATGGAAACTAACCTATCTTGTCCTGGTTGTGGAACTGAGGTTTGGGTTTACACGCCGAAAGGTACACTGCATAAAAATATGGATAAAGATGCACAAAATGATAATTATGAGCAGTAAAGGCAAAAACAGGGTGGCAACAGTGTTAGGTACAGTGTACTTTAAAAATGTTTTACCTACGGGGTTTTTTGCATAAATAGGTAGAGGTAACTTACTTTATAAGAAATTAATTATTTATGGTTATAAACACGAAAAAAGGGGTTTATAGGGGTTGCAATACAGGAAGTGTTGGAAGGCTATACACTACCCACCTTAACCTGTTTACAATATGAACATGGATCTAAAACAAATCAGATTGGCTATGACCGACTATGATATTGATATTAGAACCGAGGTCGTCAAAGCAAAATCGCTTACTGGTGTTGATAGAAAATTTAAAGGCGAACACTTGATCGCGGTTCTAAAAATAGACGAAAATACATACATAGCATTTGTAGAGGAATAACATGCCAAGAAAACCAAAAGATAAAGTCGTAACAACTCCCAAGCAATTTGAAAAAGATGAAGAGTTTAGTTTGACAGAAATGCAAGCCGCTTTCGTTTGGCATTACACCGAAGGAGCTTGCGGACAAACTGAGGCGGCCAGAAAAGCTGGTTATGAATTTCCAGCTGTCTCGGCAAACAAATTGTTATCGGGCAAACATCATCCAAATGTGGTCCGTGCGATAAGAGTTAAACAAGATGAGCTGGCAGAGAAGTACGCGATCACACCACAAAAAACCGGGACAATGTTATGGAAGATTATGGAAACTGCATACGAGTCTGGACAATTTAATGCGGCCGTTTCTGCTATCAAAGAACTAAATCAGCTTGGCGGATTATCAATTAATAGATCCCAGAATATAAACATCAATGCCAACTTGGAGAAGATGAGCAAGGATCAAATCAAGGAACGCCTTGGTCAATTACTCGGAGCAGAAACTTCAACTTACTCACCAAAGGATAAGTAGGAAAATAACTTCGTAATGGCCGTCTCTTGGCCCAGGACTAAAAAATCCAGGAAAATTTCTTTTTTTCTAAAAAACAACCGCAAATCAGTGACTTACAGCTGTAAATATGTATACTTTTTTGCAGATCTAACGTAGCCTTGTGAGCACAACGGTAACAACGCATAAGATTGGAGTCCCTGGCGGCCCTTTTTTTACCTGGTTTTGCGTTTGACGGGACCCCCACCGGGCCCAAAAACGCGACGCGCGTAGCGGCGACAGTTATAACTAAGTTAGACATATTGAATCACCACAAAAAATGATCCTAAAAAAATTTTGCAAAAATTTGTAGAATTTAATACACTCAATAAATGCCGATTAACAGCAGAAACAAAGGTGCAAGTTTTGAGCGCCAGGTGGCCAACATCCTTAACGAGTTTTTCGAGCGTAACGGCATCGACTTTAGAACCAAACGCAACCTGGTTCAATATCAAGAAAAAGATCTATGCGATCTGGATATACCTTTTCACGCGGTTGAATGTAAATCATATAAAGAAGGCAAATGGCTTAAGTCCTCATGGTGGGATCAAGTTTGCAGTTCCAGTAATGGGAAGATACCCGCCTTGATTTTTAAGTTCAACCGCACTCCAATCCGAGTGGCCATACCCCTGCATGCAGTAAACACCGACTGGGACCCAGACAACCAAAAAATTTGCGTTATCAGCATTGACGATTGGTTAGATATACTTGCAGAAAACTGGGAAAAGTATGGAATCCTAGAGGCCGAAAAATTATGAGCAAAAAAATACCACCTAGGCACGGCGTAACCAGCTGTTCGGTGGGTTCAGATGAGGTGGCAGTGTTCATGGATTACATAACCGACCAAACGCCAGCTACCGGCCTGGTTCATAAAGGCGATACTCAGTCAGAAGAGAAGGAAATACGCGACGCAGATGTGTATTTTGTAAGCCATGACGCTGAAAGGATCTATAAAATCCTCAATAAAGTCGGCAACACGGTCAATAAATTCTTTAATTACGCAATTTCTGGCATAGAAACCGCACAAATCATCCATTATAAGGCCCCGAGCAATGGATATGAGTATCATATCGACTTAGGCCCAGAAGAGGCCGCAAATCGCAAGATAAGCGCCTCTATATTGCTTAATGATGACTACGATGGCGGCGAATTCTGCTTTAGGACCGGCGAAACTGGTACATGCACGCGGCCAAAAATTGGTGATGTGGTGGCTTTTAGCTCATTTTTGCCACATAAGATCAATCCGATCACTAAAGGTGAGCGTTTTGTGCTAGTTGTTTGGTTTACGGGCCCGGCTTTTCACTAAAAATATTTTTATTTATTGTGATCTCTACCGAAGGCCAGCTGACTTATAATATTTTCGATACTCTTTTGTTTTTTCTTTTCTTCTGGCGAGCTCTCTTTGCTCAGCGTCTTGGCGTGATTGCTCAGAGCCTCGATTATTAAGTATCTCTCCGGATCCGTTATCATTAGCATTAATCTCATTTTTCTTTTCCTTAAACTTTTCTATTAATTTTAAATACAAAGACTCGTCAATTTTTCGCATGGTTTCAATGGCGTTCTTATTTCCTAACCAATAATTTTCTAGGCTCCGAACGGAGCTGTCTGACATAAAATTTACTAAAATATCGTAGATTGCCTCGGCAAAGGATTGTTCATCGTCGTACATAAGAACAGTTTATGTTCTTTTTCTGAAAATATAAATTAACATTACCAAGGCCTCTTTTGACAGGTGCCTTAAATGTTTTGGTATTTTTATTCCGTTTACAGTCATAAAGCTAATAATGCCTCCTTAGCGTCTCCCTGGTATTGATCCAGGAAATCACCTTTATAAATATTAATGATGTAGTCAGCACCGCCAACAACATCGTGATCCCGGTTTAAATACTTTTTCATAATACGTCTAAGCTGGCTAGAATTGCAAACCTCCCAGTTAGATCTAAATAATAAATCTAAAGTCCAAAAATACTTATCCATCTTTACCCCACTTGCATTTAATAATATCTTCCGTGTGTTTAGTCCTGTCGACCCAGCGCCTAGAATACACAAAAGCTATACTTAACAAATTCCATAGCACAAAAAGCGTTATGGCCCAAAAAATAAACTCAATCACATTTGCCCCCGTTTATAATATTCTTCAATTAAATCTGCCGCTCGTTCGTTTGCCTCATCCGCTATTTGTTCCAGAGCGTCTATCTCTTTAAGCAGTTCGTCTTTTTTTAATGGATCAGTGGTTTTAGGCAAGCGATCCTCAATCTCTTCTATTTGCTCATTGCAAATAACTTTAAATCTTTGAGCCACCTGTTTGATGTGCGCCTGCTTTTCTTGGTCATTCATGTCTACCCCCGAATGTCTCTTTTTACATCATCTTTAAAATAAAATCCAATTTTTACATTGCGTAAATTTTCTATATCCTTCCATTTTTTTAGATCCTCGTCCGAAATATTTTTTATTTGGATCTTATCAAATGGCAAGTCATGTTTATTTTCCAGATATTTACGAAAGGTATCGATCAATACTGGATATGTAGTTTCAGCTAGCTTTTTCATGCGGTTCCTCCTTATTTTCTAATAATTTATCTTCAAGATCCATAACATAATCTTTGGTAACAACACCCATTTCTCTGTTACCGCGCCAGTGAGACTTCCTCCAAACAAAACCCTTGGTGGCCGTTCTCATGTAATGGCCACGAACTAGGTGATGTCTTTTCTTGTGAGTGCTCGCGTTAGACTCATTGCTAACCTCATCTGGTATATTGATTGTTACCACATAATGTTCAAACGGCGGCCTCCAACCCGGTCTTGTTTTGTAAGGCCTGGCCGCACTAAACGGCGCTTTTTTAGGCTGAACACCATCCATTTTGAGTTTTTCTACGCAGAGACTTTTGAACTCTGGATGATTCATAATACCCATGTGTAAAAAGACCTGTCTGGCCATTTCCCAATGCGCTAGTGGAGCATCAGAAAAAGGCTCCCCACTCATATGTCTATTATTGGGGTGTTTAATTTTTACTACATTCTCAATTGTTGGATAAAGCCAAGCGTTGAAATCTGTTCTTTTAGATCCTCTAAAAGTTTTTTCAAAGAAACCTTTTTCAACAGGAAATCCAGGCGTTGTAAAAGGTTGGCTAAACAAACAAGCAAAATGCCAATGATTTTTTGCTAAATTATCAAACTCGCTAAGACTATTGCCTATGTAATTATGATGCAAAGCTATTGCAGATTCTTTGTCGTAGAAATCAACCGTTTTACCTAAAGGTGTAAAATAAATTGTAGGTATCATTGTGGTGATATTACTTGTTAAAAGATCCAATTGATCTTTTTTAAAACTTTCTGGGGCAACAATATTGTTTTCGCTCACATTACAGTTGATGGTTAATCTTATGGCCGCGATCTCTTGATCCAGACCCTCATACCATTTGTATGTTTTTGTAACTTCACCTCGCTCATTTAATGGATTACGAACGTTAAACATGCTATCCATGTAATCCCAAAATTGTTTTTCACTCTTATACTCATCATTGCTTTTAACTATATGAGCCACGTCCATGTGTTTTCTCACCCAAGCTCTTATAGTAGTTTCCTGCACATGAACACAAAAAGTTATGCCTAATGGATGATTTTCAATTAACAAGGTTTGCTCATGCGGCATACGAACTTCAAGATCTCCAAAAAAATCATTTAAAATTGCTTTAGGTGGAATAACTTGATGTAACAAACCAGATTCAAATTGAAACTTAAGTGAGTTAATCCAGGCATCATACTCTTTATTACATTGCTCCCCATATCCATCTATGGCACGCAAAGACTCATCGGACCACTCACCGTTAGAAATAAGCGGAAACGGAAAACCAAGTTTATTAAACGATTGTAATTTTGCCATCTGCATGGCTTGGTTTCTCCAGTCACCCTTCTTGCCAGCGTTGATACTGCCAATCACGTCACCAAAGCGCAAAAAGTCGTGGGCCCTGTAAAACCCACTTGACAATTTGCTGGCGTTTTTTGCTCTGGCCATTTTAATTACTAAATTGAATTTTGTTTCTAAGATCTATGCTTTTTTCTGTCCATTTATTCCAAGGAACAAGCCAGTGGGCCAAATTTTGAGGTGAAACAGAGGTTAAAACAGTTCTTTTGTTACTATTAAGAACATTTTTAATAACCTCTTCATCTTCAACAACCACCCAACTCCAATAATCAAGCTCTCCATCTTTAGATATACGCGCTGAATATAAAGCATCATATTGACTGCCGACACATTTTAAGATAAAGACATTATCTTTGTATTTAGGAACCGAAAAAAGTTGGTTACCATCTTCGGCTGTAATTTTTTTATTATTTATTTTCAAGGCATGTACCTCCCAATCCGCTATTTTCATTAGGCCACCGCTCCGTCATAAGACCACTGAACATTAGCGTTCGTAGCCATTTTTTTAGCGGCAAAGTCCTTAAGATAAACACCCAACCAGTAAGCATCAGTTTCAAACCAGTTGTCGACCTCGCAGGCTTGGTAGTTCCAGCAAGCAAGCATGTTGTAAATGTCGTCACTACCCAAATCAGCTCTACCAAGAGTTGAAAAGCTATCCAAACACTCATCCACATAATTAGAATAGTCTTTTGGATCATCACCGTACCTTGCGACCAAGCTATCAATATTAGCTTGGGCCATAAGTTTGACCATGTTTTTTGGATCACAGTCAATTTGTTCTTTAGTAAAACAATTATATGCGTATCTAAACTCCTTCTTTTTAGCATATTTTACTATTTCACTAATCTGCTCTGGATTTACGCAAAATGCACTCATTACGCCACCTCCTCCTTCTTTTTAAGGGCCTCAAGTATCAACTCAAGTTTCTCAAGATCATCCCAAAAAACCTTACCCTTTTGAAACTTGATATTTTCTATAGTCATTTCAAGTCTTTCAACTAAAGTATATCCACCGATCATTTCCATTTTTTTTCTCCGTTTTTGTTATTAATTAATTTACTCACATATCTATTATGCACTTTTTATACAATTATGCAAGTATTTATTAATAAATATTTTTT